GGCGGGTTTCCTTGAGGATGACGCTACGAACAGCCCCTTCGATTTCGCGCCCAAGCGCTTGTCCACCGCGTCCGCTCATCTGACTATTCGATTGACCATTGTTCATGTTGACAACAATGTTAGTAGAAATGTTGTTGCCAGCACCTTGGCCAAGATCCACTGGAATGCTCTTTCCATTAGGCAAGGGAACCACGGCTTCGTTGAAGCGGCCTTCGCCCACAAGGCCCAACGTGGGGCCAGTGACAAGACCTCCAGTGGCAAATTGGCGAATGCCAAAATTGGGACCAAAAGTACCAAATCCTTGCCCGCCCGCATTCTGGAGGATTCCGCCGCCGGCTCCAATGCCTACGCCAGTGGGCATGTTTACGGATCCGCCAACTCTGGCGCCACCAGCAAAAGACCCCGCCCCAGGCAGAAGCATTCCAATGATTTGCATGGCAGCCCATTTCGCAAGCATTTGAGCAACCATGTCGGCAAACATGCTGGCCACGCTTCTGAATGCATTGCCAAGCCCCGCTTGCCACGTTTGCGCTCCCGTCAAGATGTCTGTAAACATGCGCCCAAATGCGTCGCCGACTCCAGTGGCCGCCGTTGTCAGGAAGCTCGTTTGATCAGTCAGCGCGTTTAGTTCATCTTTGATTTTTTGATATGCTTCGGCAAGACTACCTGCAACCGGCGTTTGGGCTTGCAACGATTGCAACTGCGCCACTTGCTCTGGACTACCATCCTCCCTGGCTTGAGCAATGTCGGCCTCAAACCCTCTGCGCTGCCGAATGCGAGCGGCTTCAAATTGATCAATCTTACCCGCCGCAATTGCAGCGTCTTCAATTAGCTCAACAATTCGCTTTCTGCGCTCTGCCTCCTTCTTAAGTTCCTCTTCCCTGTCTTTTGCGGCTTTCTTCGCGTCATTTGTATGTTTTTGAGTGATAGTCGCGATTTCGTATAAGATCTCAGTTTCTTTACTTCTTAAGTCTGCAAGCTTCTCCGTTGGATCAATGCCATTTGCAATAAGTTGCGGCATATACTTTTGCACTTGTGCAGTCGTTTCTTGTACTGCCTGAAGCTCAAGCGAAGACTTTCTGTATTGCTCATAGTATTTCAACATACGCTCGGCGTCTTCATTGCCGGCGGCCTCCCCCATGCGAATAGACATGTCATACTCCAGTGCCGCCTTTGCTTCGTCTAATCGACGCTTGATATCACCGCCAATCAACTCATCCATACTCTTCTTCTCTCCTTTTTTTTGCTTTCCAGGAGCAAGGTCCACTTTCTCAAGTTCCGGCGCGACGGGCGTGTAATACAAGTCCTTCATCGCACGCTCTTGTTGGGCGCGAATCTCATTCAGGCCAAGCTCCCTGCTTGGCACTAGTTCTGGCTTGATCTTCAATTCCAACGTGGGTTTCCCTGCTTGCTTTCCAATACGCGATCCTTTTTCAAGATCACTAACCAGTCCGTAGCCTTTCAAGATTTCAAACTGTTCGGCGGTAACCATGGCGCGACCGCCGCCTTTGCGTGCCGCCGTTAAGGCTTGTTTCGCAAGGTAGATTTTACGCTGCTCGCTAGCCAGCTCGGAAGCCCCCATGCTCTTGATGGCCTCTCTTGCTTCGACGGCCCTATTGCGTGCGTCACTCAGCCTGTTTGCAAGCTTGCCAACCACGCTAACCAGCGCTTCTATTCCCATCAAGATGCCACCTACAACCAAACCAGTCATCGCAAGCCGGAACGCCCTGGCCGCCACCTCTGATGTGCGCAAAACTGTTGCCATTGCCGCAATTGATCCGGTTAAAGTGCGTGCGCTTTGCGCTGCAGCAACCAACGACGCAACAAGCTGGAAGCCCATCACCTTGGCAAAAGCTGCCGCCGCCAGCATGCCAATGCCTATTTTGATCGTCACATCGGTCAAGAACTTGCCGACAGGATTGTTAATCAGTCGTGAAAGCGCTTCCGAAACAGAAAGGACAACCCTGCCAAACAAGACAAATGTTGGGGCAACACTACTAACTACATTGCCAATAGCGATAAAAATTTGCTCGACACTACGCATTGTGTCGTAAATAGCGCGAGCGTTTCCTTCCAGCATGTTTGCCGGGCCAGTATTACCAGTAGCCGAAGCGCTAAATGCAGCAATGGCGCGAGTGGCATCTTCAATAGCACTTTGCAATACAGGAAATACACTGGCCGCAATCAAATCAACAAGCGGCTCAAATGCCTCATAAAGTCGTTGAACGGCGTTCTGCATGCCGTTCAATGCGCCCTGTAACGTATTGGCAGCATTGGCGGCAGCCCCGCCAAAATCAGCGTTCATGATCTTGGCAACATTGCGCAACACTTGCGCCATTGCCTCTCCCTTAAACGCCCCATCCTCCATTGCCTTGGAGAACTCTGGGATGCTCATCTGAGCAGCCCGAGCAAACAATGCGAGAGAGCCAGGTAGCACGTCACCAAGCTGCCCCTTCAGCTCTTCGCTCATAATCTGGCCTTTGCTGGCCATCTGAGCAAAGGCATAGTTCACGCGGTCTACTTTGTCCGCGCTCAGGCCAAATGTTGCCGTGGCCTTACTAATGCCCTCAAAAAGCCCCTCAATTTCACTACCGCTGAACCCGGCCGGGGCCATGGATGCATACAGCTTTACAAAACCATCGCGAGCGCTCTGCAGCGGCACATTAAAGCGATTGGCGAGATCATCAATAAAAGCAAATGACCTGTCCGCGTTTTGAACGCTGCCGGTAACGGCCTCTAATTGATTACCGATTGTTTGAAGCCCCTTAGCGGCTTCAAACGCCTGACCGGGAAGTGATGTGAAGAATGCCAGCGCCTTGTAAGCGGTGCCAAATAGCAGCACTTGCTTGGCGGCAGTTGCAAATTCTTCGCCCAGTTCACTCACCGCTCCAGCAAGGGGCAGTCGCGTTTGATTGAAATCAACGCCAAGCCCGCGAATGCCGGCAGCCAGTTTTCCTGCTTGGAAATAATTAGCCGGCAACTGGGAAGATGGCCCAAATTGCGAAGGGGGCTGATACGGCACAATGGCGCCGCCCCTGGGAGGCTCAGCAAAAGGTCGATAAGGGCCAGCCGCACCACTCCCGCCAGCCCCCAAAACGCCACCCCTCGGTCCTTCGCCCATAACGGCAGCACCACGCGCTGCAGACCTCGCATAGGCCTCTGCAATGCGTTGTTGCACAAAAGATCCTCGATCCACCTGTGCCGGACCACCATACGTAGACGGGGCGCGTCCAGCAGTAGCAGGAGGAAGCAATCCTGCAATCCCTTGTGCGCTAAGAATACCAACTTTCGCTTGCCTTGTTCTACTTTCTGCGTCTCGAAGTGCTTGCGGAAGATAAGAGAAAATATTTAAAGCACGCTTAAGGTCTTGAGGGTTAAAGATTTCTTTGATCGTTACTTCTGCAATCTTGAAATAGTCAGTAAGAATCTTGTCAACCCGTGCCCGAAGCGATTCCGTCGACAATGCAAGTTTGCCAGATGGACCCATCGGAAATTGGGGGCCTCCGGCAGCAAATAACGCATCGACTCCTGACTTAATCGAAGATCGCGGAGTAACCGAAGGCAGTAGTCCCACGGGCGCCCGCGCAGCCCCAATAAGCCCAGCAGTAGTGCGACCAGCAGGAAGAGACCTGCCAGTAGAAGAAGGACCAATGGAGGGTCCGGGTGGCACAGTTGCCGGGAAGCTGACATTAGGCAAAGCCCGACGCTGAGCAGCTTGTTGCCTTAGGTATTCAGGGTCAACACCTGCCATCCAGAAGACGGCTCGCGCCACTTTGTCCAGAAACGAGCGCTCTACTTTCCTGGGCTCGCGCATCCTCATTTCAAGGTTGCCGAGCACGCTTTCCATTGCGGCGTCGTCTAATTGTCTTAAGCGCTCCCGCATCGCCTCGCCAGTACGCAAAGCACTGCGTCCGGGCACTTTTGCTCGCCGTAGCATGGCTTGCAGCTCCTTGTTAGACGCGCTTCCTATGGCGGCCTCAAACTGAGCGCGACGGCCAGCCTGAGCCGCCCCTGGTACATTGCCCCCTGAAAGCCCTTGGGTTCGCATGTATTCATACAAACCGGCAGCACCTGTTGCCCCAGATGCAAAATCAGGCTTTACATTGGCTTTTATGTTGACACTAAGATTGGAAAATTTCTCCGTTACAACGCGCTTAAAATTAACAATATCTACGTTGGCTATATCCGGCTTAATGCTCAAGCCTACGCGAAGCTTTCCGCCTCCTTGCTTAATCGTTTGATTTTGCGCAATTCTTCCGCGCAACGCAGAAATGGCGTCAGCCACTTCTTTTCCACTAGCCGCGCCCTTGAGGCCAATAGGTAAATCAGCCCGAGCTTTGACATTTATTCCGCCAAATTTGCTTTCAACTTCCTTCTTGAATGCAGCAATGTCCGCGTTAGTAATTGCCGCTTTTACACTTATTCCGATTTTAAGCTTGCCGTCGCCTTGTCGAATCGACTGATTCTGCGAGATTTTTACACGCAACGCGGCAATGGTGTCGGAAATCTCCTTGCCAGTAGCAGCATTTTTAATGCTGATAGGCACCTCAACCTTTTTTCTCTTGCCAAGTGCGTCAAGTCGCGCTTGTAAGTCATCAAAAGATTGTTTTGTCAGGTTGCCGGCAATATTTAGCTCAATATTATATTTTCTTCTTTTTATCGCCTTCTGTAAACTATTTAACTCCCGATCAACAACCTGCCTGTCAATCTTAATCTTGATTGGCGCAGTAAACTCTGACGCGGCAATGCGGCCAAGCTTTTGAAGCTGCTGGCGAAAATATACGAGATCAAACGATACACCAAGCCGGAGTTCCGCCGCCATTACTATGCTTACAGCATTCTTCTATTAAGTGTAGCCTTTACTGGGCATCATATTACTCGTCACTTCGCATTGAAGAGTTTTTAAGCTCTTCCGCCAGCATCGACACCACGCGCAAGTCCATTCTGCGCGTCTTCATCAAACGCTTCAGAACGGCAGCGCTTTCTTCCGTAATACCAGTTTCTTTCTTCAGCTTTCGGGTGTCAAATGGCAGGAAGTCATCGGCAGTCAAAGACACCTTCTTGCCTCCCAATGCATGCGCAACCATCGTGGCCATTTTCGCCACTGACAGGCTTTGTAAGTTGTACTGCGTGTGATCATGCTGCTCTAAAAACTTTAGAGCAGCAAGCACATCCTTCACCTTTTGCTTAGAGAAATTTTCCGGCCCCCATCGATCATCCTTAAGGCACGATGCATTAAGGCGAAAGAAAATGGCATTCCAATTGGTTAACCCCTTTAGGAATGCACGCGCCTTCTTCTCTACTCGTTCGGCGACGCTTCCTCCTTCACCTTCCTCTTCGATTTTTTTGCTTGTGCTGCTTTCACCTCCGCATCTTGCTCGTCGGCGATAAACTCCAGCATTCTGGTTTGCATCTCGCGAGTCATAGTCTTAGTGTCATCAATAGACCAATCATCGAGACGCTTCCAATCCTCGCCAATCTTACCTTCGCCACGGCATCGCATAAATGCAGTGATCAGTTTGGCATTGCCAAGCTCTGCGGAGCCACCAGAAGTGACCATGGAGAGGGTTTCTTCTGTGTACTCAGACAGAAGTTCGGCCTCAGAAAATCCGCCGCCCCCTTGCAGCATTTCAAAGGCTTCATCTAGAGGAATGCCCTTGGCCGTTGCAATCTTCTTGGCAAGCTGCACTGCCTTAATGGTGCTCTGGCTTTGAGACTTGCTAATCTCTTCCTGCTCAATACTTTCAGCAACTAACCAGCCTCCATGACGCTGTAGGCGCAGTGTCGGAGTGAGTTCAAAGTAGCTGGTCTCTTCGGAGGCCAGCAGAAAGCTGTACTTGCTCATAATTCAGAATGGCCAACGGCACATTAAACGCCTTGAGACGCTCGCCTTTGATACGCACGTCTTCTGGCAGTTCAATCAAAAACGAATGTTGCTCGTTTGAGATTCTAATAGTGGTTTCTGAGAAAGAAATAACGCACAAGATGCCAGCTTCCAATGTGGGGCCATCCACCCGTGCATTAATCACATGCACCTCTCCAGAGTCGCTTTCCAAGTAGTCAATGGGACCATCAACCATTCAGGCTTTGATCGATGCGAGTCATTAGTCTATCCTTGATTTCGCTTTGATCAAACAAATATTCCGAAGCCAGTTGATCGGTCCAGCGTCTTGGCTCCCTGGAATAAGGACCTTGCCCCTCGTGTACAAACCAAGCATATTCTTCGCCGCTGGAGTTTTTAGCGTTCCAATGCCAATTTGCTTGTCCCTTGTTCGCATCACTTGAATACTCATAGGACTCAACCCCGCTGTCATATAGTTTTTCTGTATCCAAAATATTCCGAGGGTCGCCAACTACTTCGCCGTTTTTTCGGAGAGTAGGAGGCCCCTCATACGGATATTGCTCTTCAAATTTTTCTCGCCAATATTGCCCATTCACATCTTCCTCTGTCCACACTTGAAAAGCATCGAGCAAAGCTTTTTCCAAGTCCTTGGTGCCAGTAATTCTTGCAATCCCAGCCATCGGCTTTCCTCACTCGTAGGCAGTTGGTCGATACTGCGTCATGATTTCAATGTCAGGCAGAATAAAACGCGCATATTGATATTCGCGGTCGCTAGACGGAAAGCCTTGCAATGTGGCATCAGGAAAATGGCGCAGAATTCTTGTCACAGCCTCGTCCATGTTCTCACTAGAAGGATCGTACTGCGATAGCACAACTTCCCATGCCTTACGCATCTCCACCATCCCCATCAACGGGCGGCTGCGGCGTGTTGGATACTGCCTGATAGACGCCTCCATGCCACTCACCTTCCATCCCTTTGGCAAGCCGCTCCTGCCATCCACCCATAAGGCTGGCAGTGTGGTGCCGTTGGGCAGCGTGTAGCTGCCCAACAAGCCTGCGAGCAATTGCGAAATTGTATCTCTTACTTGCAGGATGTTCATACTAATAAAATAGCCCCCTTTCGGGGGCTTGTGAGACTTCTCTTACGGGAAGAATTAGGAGTTGGGAGCAGTGGGCAGAATGGCGCCAGAGATGGTGCAACGGCCGGTGCCGTACTTGCTACGGCTCATCAGGTCGAAGGTGGTCTCAACAAGGTTGTCAGCGGGATAGCTCTCGTTGTAGTTCATCACCGTGGCAGCGAAACAGGTGAGGTCGTAAGTTTGACCGCCAAGGTGTTTGAAGATTTCCACATACACTTCAAAGTCTTTCTCAGTACGACCGCGCAGGATGACGTTCATCGCTTCATCGTACGCAGTTTCGTCAATGGTGGAGCCATCCACATCTTTCTGGAAGTAAGAAGTGATAGAAGCTTGGCAACGCTGGGTCACTTTCACGCTATCAGCGAAACCGCCACCACCAAGCAGGTAGTATTCTTGTTCGCCGTCGTTGAAAGAAACAGAAGCATTGGTCACGCCGCCCAGAAAATACATATTGGCGGGCACGCCAGATGAGGGGCGGGTCAGAACACCGGAGCTAGCCGGAGTGATCACAGGACGAGTGGCACCAGTCAAGGCACCCACATACACGATGGTGTCCTGACTCTTGATGATCTGAGTGGGATGTTGGATGGACATTGAAACAATGCGAAGGAGCGTGATTAACGATTAAGGACACTTCCTGCTCCCACAACTCTAAAGTAGCCGTGGATAGGGGTGCCCAAAAACTGACGGTAGTGGTCAGTCATTTCAGTCGTAGGGAGTAGTTCAAAACGCCCCTCCTGATTTTCAATGGTGGCCTTCGCCACACTTCCAGGGGGCACTCCCGAGAATGCTAATGGGCCAACTAACCTGCCTTTCATATAGATGGCAGTCTCATCAGCCCCAAGCCTCTGATCGTACTGAGGATCCCTGCTCTGCTTCAATGTGGCATAGTATGTGACATCTCTGGTGAGTTCCACATAATTACCGGTGGCCGAATCTGTGGCATATCCACTCACCACAGCAAACACCAGGGTGGTATTGGCAAGTGGCGGAGCCGGATTAGTCATCAGACAACAAAACCAAGCAGAGAAGATGATGCCGCTTCAGTGAGACGCTTGAACTCCTGGCCATACAATGTGGCTTCCAGCCCCTTGCCATATACCTTGCCATCTGTAGCGCCAATTTGAGCGCCCATTTGAGCAAGCTGGATGGAAATGATGTGAGCAGCTAGAAAACGTACAGCTCGGTCAGTCTGATCACCAAAGATGTCGGACGATACGTCTGCTGATGCACTTTCAATGGCGCCGTTCACAATTCCCGATGGATGAGGACTGAATTCAGGGAAGCGTTGTAGAAACCCAGAGTAAGTGACCGTCATGCCTTCCCTGTGCGAATGGCTTCAAGGCGACGATTAATCGCATTGCGCACCCTCACGCGACCTTCAATCTTCTTCCAATCTCCGAGTTTGTCCTCATCATGGAGAAGTTCGATGGCCTGGATGGCCTGACTGAGAGGAAGTTGTGAAAGATTCTCGGCGGATTTTGGAATGGTATCAATCTCCACCCGTTCTTTCATTTCCTCAATTGCCCCAATACGAAGAAGACCCTGTACCGTTGGGTTCAGTTTTGCTTCTTCCCATTGCTCATCAGGAATTTCCTGATTAAGACCGGGCGCAAGGCTAATCATGCCTCGCTTTGTAATCACTCCGAAACTGGCCTCTCGCGGCGGATTCTCAAGTTCAGGGCGGTAAGCAATCAACATTGTGTGTTCATAAGAACTGCCAATTAGCTTAACCGCCCTTTTCTTGACAAACTACCTAAGGGCTTCCTCAGGGAGCCTGAACGTAGATGACGCTCTTGGGATAGTACAGAGCGACACCACCCACGCGAGCGTGAGCAGGAACGATGAACTCAAGACCGCGCTGTTGGGGCGGGAAGAGTTCCAGGGGCTGAGGGATGTGCAGTTGCACTTTGCCGGGATCACGCTTGTAGATGACCATCCGGTTCTTGGTCAGCTCGCTCTTGTCGGCATCGAGCTGATTAATGGGCTCAACATTACGGATGAAGGGGTTGGTGCGCAGGAAATATTCCAGCACAGTCACATCCGAAGAATCAGAATTACGAGTGGTGGAAACCACGTTGTAATCTTCCCACGCCATCAGAATGGTGTCGGGCTGCTCCTTCATGTTGGAGCCGTTGATGATGGCAGTAACACCCTGGTTCAGCAGAGCCAGCATGTCTTGTGCAGTGGTGCCAGTGGCAGTGGCGCCAGTGAACCACTTGTCAGCAGCCAGCACGTCAACAGTCGAGTTGTTGAAGAAACCAGCCAGGCTCACAGAGGACTCACCGAACAGGGCCACCTGTTCAACCTTCTCCTCATAAGCACGACGCACAGCGGCGGCGCGGCGCTGCTCCAGAGCCACATTGGCCATTTGAGCAGCACGCAGTTCCTGCACGGTGTAACCAAAGGAACCACCGAAGGAGCGGATGTTGAGGCTCTTCTCGGTTTGGCTCACGTCAGCACGCGGCAGATCGTCCGCAGCGTCAGAAATGAGCTTGAAGTCACCAGTCGCATCCATAATGCGATAGGTGAAGGTTTGTGCGCCAGGACCAGCTTCGCTGGTTACAGGCAGAATGGTGGGATATTTGATGTCGGCATATTCGACTTCAAATACTTGCGGGCGGATGTACTCAAGCTGGCGCTCAAGAAACAGACCCGCTTCATCCATACGAAATTCGCTCATGGTGCCTCCTATCAGGAATCTGCGTCAAGGGTGAAGCTGGGGCCATTCAGCTCCAGCAGGGCGATACCGGCGCCAGTGGTCTTAGACACCCAACGAGCGGAGCTAAGACGACGGGTTTTACCGCTCACGAAAACGTGAGAGAAGCGACCGGGATGAGCGCCAGCAGTGGTGCCAGTGTGAGTGGCATACAGCACGCGCACGGGAGAAGTGAAATCAACAGCGCCAGTAACATACACAGCAACCACGCCTTGATTCACCACATTCAGGGCTTGCTTGTCGGAAGCTGCGGGACGGCTATTGGCATCAACAGCTTTCTCCTCAATGTAGGTGAGAGCATTCACGCCCACCACGGTGTCGCCAGTGGCAGCAATAGTCTTGGCAGAGTTACCAACACTACCACCAGTGTTAACGACAAGCAGATCACCAAAAGCAATGCCAGCGCCAGTTTCGTTGACGAAAGTGGCAACATTGTTATCGGCAATGTCGGCAAATTGACCTTCAAGAGCGGCGGTCAGTTCCAGCTCGTAGCTGGACTGGACGCCACCAGCGGCACCAGGAGTGCTCGAAAAAGTTACGGCCATGGATTACTTAGCCTCCTTAGAAATGGAGAGAGGGGACTTCCAGGCATTCTGCAGCTTCTCCATGTAAGAAGAAGGTGCGGAAGCAGGGGTGGCGATAGAAGCCACAGCCTTGCGAAGATTCTCGGTGGAATCAGAGCGGCTGGCAGCATCTTCAGAAATGGTGTCGAACATTGCCTGCACGTAGTCGTCGGAACGCTCGTCCAGTGCAACAGAATCGCCGCGAACTGCCTGAATGGCATCCACCATCACCTCGCGGTCGCTCTTGCCGGTGAATTCATAGGCGGAATCCAGCACGGGCTTAGCCTTGGAGATGAGGGCCAGGCGCTCTTCAACGATGGAATCAACGTTGATTTGCTTAGCTTCTTCCAGTTCAACCTTCAGAGACTCGACTTGCTCGGCCAGAGCATCGGCCCGCCCTTCAGCGGAATCCATTTTGCCCTTCATGCTTTCTTCCATGGCGTCCATTTCGGACTTCATGGCGTCAGCAGCAGCCTGCAGCTCGTCATACTTTTTCTTCATGCCCTCGTAGGACATCTTGGCGTCTTCTCGTTCTTTGGTGATCGCCAGAGCAACGCTCTCGCTCACCTCAAACTCGGCGCCATCAAAATTGACCTTAGCAGTCATAGATGGATCCTCATTATGAGTAATTAAGGATGGGTCAGCGGCATCTAGGCGATCCAAATGCAGCCTTACCTGCGGGCCAGCTCGGCCTCGACGAACGATAGCAACGTGATTACCACTGATCTCCTTTTGGATGCCGTCGTAATGCTCACCGCTATCGGTAACGCCAGGCGTCGGGTCATAATTGACTCGATAGCCAGCGCTCACTTCGCGAACATCACCGCGCATCACCTTGTCAATTGTCTCTCGATCAGTGACTGTCATAACGGCTTTAACAAAGCCATTGTCATAAACAATCTCAGAACCAGTGAAACCAATTTGGTAATTCTTGGTGTTCTCGCTATCCAGAAGGACAGGAGGATGTTCCATAGTGATGGCCTTCCCCGCAAATGAGGCAAGGCTTTCTGGAGACGCCACTTCAGTTTCAGGACGGAATTCCTTCCTGATTGAACCGTCAGCATCAGTGTAATGCTGAATGCCGGTACGAGCAATTGAAGCCCACACCCGAAGATAACCTTCAGGTGTCATTTCATATTTCTCAATAGGAGAAACGTCGTACCGACAAGATGTGGTGCTCATACATATACTGTAGGGGCTTCAATTCAATAGTATAGTAGTAACTATGCTATTCTGCATGGAATGACGCAAAAAAGACTGACAGCGCGTAAAGTTAAAAGTCCGCAAAGCTCCCTCTCTGAAGCCAAGCTCCTCATTGGTTCCCGAGTGCGGGAAGCTCGCCTCGGTTGCGGCCTTTCGCAACGCGCCTTGGCAGAAATTCTCTATTGCGATCAAGCAACAGTATCTCGTATAGAAACAGGCATTCTTTCGCCAGACATTGCTCAAATTAAAGTGATGAGCGGCGTGTTTCAGCTCAGCGTGCTGTGGCTGATGGGCTACCCGTCATTTGTGGTTCACGCGACGCAGGATTAGTCCTCGTCTTCCTCGTCGTCATCTTCGTCACGAATTGAAGCAAGCTGCTCTTCAATCCCCTCCATGATGTAGAATTGCTGTGGTCTTAGCGGTGACATGAAGCGTTTTCACTACGTGTACTACTCATACGAGCCTTGGGGCAGAGGGTACATAGGCGTCCGAAGTTGCGATTGTTCGCCCGAGCAAGATGTCGAATATTTTGGCTCTTACCACGACAAAACATTTCAACCGACTTGCAAAATTATCCTTGAATGCTTCAGTTCGCGAAAGTCTGCATTGGAAGCTGAAATTGCGTTACACATTTTCTTTAATGTCGCGCAAAATCCTCACTTCGCCAATCAAAGCAGGCAAACTTCAGCGGGATTCAGCACAGAAGGATCTCCCAAAACTGCAGAGCACAAGTCCAAGATTAGTCGTGCGTTAAAAGGTAGAAAGCACTCTGTGGACTCAATCTCCAAAATGTCCGCCGCAAAGATGGGCAATAAGCATTGCATTGGAAAAAAGAATGGACTAGGCAACAAGAGCAGAACTGGTCAACAAGATTCGGACGAAGAAAAAATCAAGAAAGCATTTGCATCCAACAAAAAACACAAAATAGAGCTACTCTCGCCAGAAGGGATCGCACATTGTCCACTTAACATGCGATTGTTCTGCGACGAAAGGAACCTTGATGCCTCCGCTCTTCGCAACGTTGCGCTTGGAAAGCGCCGATCCTACAAAGGCTGGACTGCATCTATTTGTCAGTCTTCATCGTCTTCATCATCTTCGCCTCTGATTGATGCCAATTGAACCTCAAGGTCTTCCATGATGTAAGCCTTCGCCATTGCAATAGCCTCAAACACCAGAAACTTGGCAGGCTCAAACTCAGCCTCTGGTAGGTCATAGACGCTCACTACATATTCGTGCGTCTCTTCCAAGCGCCCGTTCTTGAACACCTGCTTCTCAACAAATTCCCATCGAGAAGTGTTGCGATGGGCATTGCGAGACAGAATTTGCAATGCCTGCATCACATTGATGCCGTCTTCTTCTTCGCGCACCATCCGAACGCCTTCCATTGTTATGTTGAACGGCTTTCCAACATCTTAAGAGTGCGTGTTGCCCACGCCCTCCCGGCATCACCTCCCCACAGAAGCCAAGCAATGTACCCGGCATCATCTTCGCCGCCACTTTTGTTTTTCTCGTGACGCGAGAAAAACGCCACCATTCGACGTAGCGTGGCTCCGCTCACCTTCATGCCATTGGCAAGGCTTGTGGCTCTTGCCACACCACTACCAATGCCTTGCTTGCCCGCTTCTGCAGTGGTCAAGCCACCCTTCTTGTGCTTGCGGCGCAGCTCCAATCCACGCCGGGCAGCATTTATTACAGCCTGGGGAGGGACGAAACCTTCAGCGTCGCCCCTCAGCTCTTTTTCCCTTTTTAAGCGAAGACAAATAGCCTTTGCAGCGAGCCTCGGCAGCACTGGCATCCATGTTCTCCTCTTCCTCCTTTTCTCCTTCTTCCTCCTCTTCCATGCCTTCCTTGCTCATGGAGCCACACATGGTGTCGATGTAGGCGTCCCAATAGTTATCACTCTTATCCTTCTTGCTCATTCCCGCTTCGCTAAGAGCAATTGCAATGGCCTGTTGACGGCTCTTTACAGGCTTGCCATCGCTGCTTTTCAGCGTGCCAGCCTTGAATTCTCCCAGAACACGCCTGATTTTACGTTGCCCTTCCTTTGTACTCATGTCGACATGCTAGACTTTCTTTCAGTTTAGCATCTCTGCTATGCGCGAAGAAGTTTGGCTGTCGATCAGGGAGACAGGCGGCTTGTACGAAGTCAGCAACAATGGCAACGTTTGCAAGCATGTCAACAACAGGCGCATTTTACTCAAGGTCAACTTTTCGGGACCATACGGCAAGGTGGGCTTATACCCTCCTGATTGCAAAGGATTAACAAGGCAAGTTCACAAGCTAGTTTGCACTGCCTTTCACGGAGACCCACAAGATTTTCAAGTGGTTAGACACTTAAATGGCAACAGATATGACAACAGGGCAGAAAATCTAGCCTGGGGAACGCCGCAGCAAAACTGCGAAGATAGCGTTCGTCACCAAGTCCATCGGGGATCAAACAATGGCAGATCGAAATTAACAGAGGAGCAGGTTGCAGCGATTAAATGCATACTGAGCGAACACTCAGGCATCTCAAGAAACTTGCTCGCAAAAGCACTCGGTGTATCAAGAACTACGATTGGCCACATAGAAAAAAGCAGGCAATGGTCGCACGTTTAGTTGCGCACTTTTGCCTGCTTTTGCTTTGCGGTCATTTCTTTACCAGCCCCCAAAAATACAGATCGTGACTGTTTGTATTTACGTTAAAACAATAATCTTCAAACATGCTGTTCATATCAAAGGCCTCCCGGAAATCGGCTTCGGTGAGGTTTTTGTAGTATTCCCAGCCCTTGCCCACGGTCAAAGGGCTGCTGCCAGCATCGCTCCTCGATGTGCCATGTTCCGGGCGTCCAGTGGTAGCGCAAGTCATTACTACCAGCCCTTCATCGCGCACCATGCGCACCATATTTAAGAAAGTTGCTTTCCAATGTGGATTGTGCTCAAAGCATTCCACGGAAATAGCCACATCAAAACTATTAGTCGCCCCGTCATAGTCCTGCCCTTCGCACACTACGTCTACGCCACGACCAGGGCCAAGATCGACGCCAATGTATTCAGCGGGTTCTTCAAAGAACCCGCGCACAGTACCATTAATATCAAGGCTGCCAATTTCAATAATCCGTCCACCCTTAAAGAACGATGGGAAGGATGCCTTGACAGACTGAACGAATAGTTGTTGTTCCCAATGTGCCATGACTACTTCCCAAAAGGAGTGGTGAATTCTTCGTGGCCAGGTAAGCCGCCCCACTTCGTCTTGTAGTAAGCTTTGTTCCGCTCAAAACAGCCCCAGTGCAACCGCTTGTAGTACTCATCGCCTGCATACAGAGTTCCTCCGTTGTCGTGAGACCACGACGGAAGATTCACTTTCACCACCGGATTATCGGCAACTAATAGCCGCCATCGGCAATCGTTATCTTCAAAATAAGCTGGCGCAAACAGCTCGTCAAAGCCTCCCATGTCAAGCCACCTTTCTGGGCGATTCACATAGAACGTAGAGAAGCCGCCTATTGAATGATTGGTTTCCAGCAAAATGCATCCAGGATTGGCAGTTGCGGCATCTAAAAATGCCGCAATGTCGTTCAGGCCAAATACCACGTCATCATTGGCAATGATGCATTGCCCAAGCTGGTGAATAAGATAGTTCCAAGATTTGGACACGCCAAGATTATGTGGCGGCACTGCTACTTTCCATTTAGATAAGTCACAGCATTCAACTAGCGCATCTATTGCTGAACTGTCTTTCATTCGCCCACCATTATCCAATATCAGCACTTCGGCTTCAATACAAGGGTGCTCATCATTTAGTAAATGATTACATAAGCGAATAAGCTTGTCGTAGCAATGTAAAGTAGGAATGCCAACTTTGACTTTTTGCTTGCTCATTATTGGCGAGCCTCCACATTTAAGCCATTAAAGGTTTTCGATGCCCAGAAATGCCCAATACTCGCGTCAATATCGTCGACAAGCACTCGGAAGCCTTGGTCTTTCAAAAACTCTGCTAACGAACGCATATTGAGCTTCCCTTTGAAATCAGCCAGAAACTTTGGAGTGTTGTCGTCTAGCAAAAACACCCCCATAGACTGGGTGCCCAAGGCATTATGAAATTCACCAAAAATTGTTTCAACGCGATCTAAAAGTGAGCACGTATAAAGAATTGGGTATTCGGCACCCTCCGCATCTATCTTGATGATGGTTGGTGAAAACTTTTCAATCATGTCATCCAGGGAAACTGTTTCCACTTCAATGCCATGATCCGTCACAGTACAAGAACCACCCTGGTTAGACGGGTTGTCGCTTGCATCTAAAACCATTGGAACGCAAGCATCACTGCGTCCAACTGCAACATTACGTACTTCGCATTGGTCGAGCTGCGAGAGATTCTTTTGCGCCATCTGGAAATTTGATGGATTGGGCTCAAAACTAATAACACTGGATGCCCCACATTGAGCAGCCTTTGCAGCAAAAGAACCAATGTGACAGCCAATATCAAAGACCACGTAGCCCTCTAGCGATGCCAACTCATATTCATTCTCTTTAAACACCTGACGAAAAATAATTTCGTCCATCGAGCCATTGCGAAAAGAAAAATTCATCATCAAACCTCTTGGATTTTTTTCTTTCCGAACCCTTTGCCAGCAGCAGGTTTTTCAAGCGTGCGCTTGATAATACCGTTCACGAGCGCACCAATATTCTCCCATTGATACTCTTCGCTTTGAAGACGGTTGTAGCACCAGCCAGCCACCTTATCTAGATCGTCTCGATTTTCATAGTAATGATTGAGAATGGTTATCATTCCATCCACCGAAGGCACGCCACGATCAAGGCCGTAATTACAATCAACCTCCCAGCTTTCAATGGGGATGCGTGGAATTTCGTAGAAAATCTCCTTGAGTGACGTGTGGTCCGGGACAATTTGCGCTGTAGCAGTAGCGGCGTGCTCGAAATTAACAAGCCCCCAGCCCTCGCCAATACAAGTATTGACGCCCACATCTACACAGTTATAAACAAGATTTAAGCGATCAACTGGCAGGCAATTAGTCACATCAAAATCTTTACTGGTCAACACCAGTTTGCCAGTGGCGTCGTAGCCCATATCACGAGCAATGCGCTTAAACAATGGGACCAAATCCCACCCTTGATCCTTCTTGCCCATGTTGAGCCACAGACGGGCATCGGGCTTATCAAGCGCAAACTGAATAAACGCCTTGATCGTCAAATCGATACGCTTTCGTGGCTGGTTGCGATTGCCATTAAATACAAAGAATGCATCCTGCGGCAGCCCCATAGCTTCCCGCGCTTCTTCCTTTTTGATAGGAAAAAAAGTGGATGAATTGATGCCGTGAGGAATTACATCGCACGGCATTTCACAACCGGCTTTCCTCACTTCTTCAAGCCCAAATTCGGTGTAAGTGCCCATACCATCCCACTCCTTACATGCCTCAAATACCTCCGGGAAAAAGCCGTAACTGTCAGTGGGGAAATAGCCATACCACTTAAAACCAAGCTTTTCCTTCAGTGGCTTGGCCACATTCCAGAGGTTGTTCAAAATCCAAATATCATTCACCGCAAACACAAGGTCAGGACGCTCCTTGACCAGTAACTCTTGCAGGCGATGGGAGCCAAACGGATCGGAGCCACCAGCAATAGCCGGATACATCTTGTAAGGCAGATCATGCGGATCGCCCCACCAGTTCACTGCCAGCACTACGATTTCGTGGTGCTTGGCAAGCTCTGGCAGCAGATTTTCTGCCACCCGCCCAAAGCCGGTTTGAACAGCGGCATCGCCGCAATAAAGAATCTTGGCCATACAAAGCGCAATGTCTTGCGCAATGTTAGGCCCAGTTTTCACACGGGACTCGCCGGCACTGCGTTGCGCTTGTACTCCACAGAACAACGACATCGTGCACGACACTCACATCGCTGCCCTGGCATTGGCAAGCTTCCCATTGCGACAAGACCAGCCCTCGCGTAGCGAAGACAGTCATCACAATGCTGCGCCTGCGGATCCAAAATGCGCCGCATCAAGGAATAGCCTTGCTTTGCTTGACGAAGACTGGCGCCTTCCCAGTAAGAGCTTCGCACGCTTTCAGCATATAGCTGCACACGAGCAAGAGCCATGGCAGGAGAAACGCGGCCAGCCAAAATATCGCTAGCAAAACCCTGAAGATAAGTATATTCCGCACGAAGCCTCTGACCGATTCGGCCGTACTCTGCGCTACCCATACCATCCTTGCCACCATGCCCAAGCACTGTTGCTTGAATATGAGCCGCCTTAATTGCTTCGCGGACACTCCCTTGCCATTGATCAATTGTGATGTTGCCATCAGCCAGCATCTGCGTGAACCGTCGTAGATTCTGGCCGAGCTTGTCAATGCGGCCATCCACAAGCGCCATAACGGCCTTCTGGCTCATGAATTGCCCTGAAGGGCGCCTGTAGCGCCCCAAGTTCGCGTCGTATGTCCATTCCGCGTCAAAACGCGGCCACGAATCACTCAGTGGGCTCAACATTGCCAGCCTCCAAGATGTCCTTGAAACGTTCGGGTGCCTCTTGCTTCCATTGGTTCAATGCGGCATCAATGTCTGCCTGAGTCACCAATGAAGCCTCGTCCACATCGCCAAGGATGAGCCCCTCTGCCTTAAGCGGCTCAATGGCATCTTTCTTGAAATATTCAGCGGTTTCTTTTTTGCCCTTAAACGCCCCACTCATGCTCCCATGTTTTTGCTTGTATAGCTCTTTATACTTCCGTGTCACATAAGCACCAGCTACTGCACTCGGCCAAGTCTTGAACTTGGCCTTTGCCGCCGCAATCGCTCGCTGGTGAAGCTCCTTGTCTTTAAATTCAACATCATCACGCAGATGTTCTAAATCGCGTGACATATACAGCCCCGCTTCGTCCATCTTTTCCGCTTCGGCGCCCTCCGATGCCTCGCGAGTGCCATCCATAGGCAGTGTGCCGTTCTGTTGATCCATGGGGTCACGGCCACCAGGAGGCACTTGCCCTGCCGCTGCTTTCTGAGGTATTTCCCGCTTGATCGATGGATCAATGGTGGTCTCAATACTGTATTCGCTCTTCCCGAATCGCGAATCTGCCACTTCTTGAGGCGTGAGAACTCCCACTTGGATGTAGCGAGCATCCACGGCGGCCACACGCGCACGCACGTCAGCTAGTTCGCGCTCATTCATCTCGAACAGAGGCTTAAAGCTCACGCGCCAGTTATCCGGTACCTTCCCTCCAGTGGGGCCAGTCTTGCTCAGCATGATGTATTCCATCAGCTTCGTCAGAGGCTTGCGGAAATGAGTTTCTTGGTAGTGGTGACACGTCTTGGCGAAATCACGTTCTTCACTACGGCCCGTTGCCCCCAGCCCGGAAGGCGACTGACCAAAGAGCAATGTATGAGGGATGCCAGCAGCAGCAATCACATCAATACGTAGCTTCTCCAGAATTTCACTCACGCCACCAAATTGTCGACTAACAAATGCCAATTCTTCCTTCTCCGCATCAATCGCGTAGCCGCGATAGATGCTTTTGCTCATGTCATTTAGCTGCAAACGGTCCCTCACTTGTCCTTCCTTGCCAGCAGCCAGCATGGAAGCCAAGCCACGCACCTTATGGACAAAGATGTCAAATTCAGTGAGAAGAGTGGCCATGGAGGAAGTGCCACTGTAATAGTGTTTGAAACTGTCGTACACGCTTTGCAGGATGCTCATCCCCCATCCATAGTTCTTCTGACGTGTGCGGTAAGGCAGCCAAATGCCGTCAAAACGCAAAATCCTGTCCTTATGAATGGCACGAAGATTGGGCTGTTGAATAAGGTCGCCAGAAATGATTTGGTAATAAGTTGCCTTGGAATAGTCGTACAGACTTTCCTCGCTGATAATCGGCGCAATTTGATGGCGATCCAAACAGTCCATGCCTTCTACAGCACGAATATTGTTTTTGTCCACCGGCATATCTGCTGGACGCCCATCATCTATGTAGAGCAGTAATGCGCTACCGCCATATAGGCGGGAAGTTTTGGCCGCTTCATTGAAAGAAGACAGAATCTCCAGATCCTCAATGGCCTGCTCAACACCAGATAGCGTTTCAGCATTCACGCCCTCTCCGCCAAACAAAATCTCAAAACCCTCGCGAGTGCTTTCGTCTGCCACGAGGTCCACGACACGTCGCATCAGCCAATGGGCATAAAGGCCTTCAAGGTCTTCGTGTCCCATGAATGACACTGGCTTGATCGTCGTGCGAGTGGTCTTGTCACGGCTCGTACCCATGCCAGTGAACACGTTTTGCAATCCATCGGCACGCACACCACCAGGGCCTGCATGACCGAGCGACACCATATCCCCACCTTGTGTAACGTCAGCCATGCATAAGAAATCCTGATGTTGCAACCATTCTAGAACTGGGTACATTGTCGTGTACTGAAACATTCCCCAACATGCCCCAACACATTGTGTGGCAATTGTCTCCATCAGAAAAAGCGCTTGCTATTGCAGAGGGTGAACGCCGCCAGAGGATCAATCTTGCGCAGGGGAAGCTGGGCCGAAATAACGGCCCAGCAGCCGGTGAAGATGCCCTCCGCATTCACCTTTTAGGTGCCGGTGGTGAAATGGCAGTAGCAAGTTTCCTCAGCCTCAAAGATTTCGTATTTCAAGAATCGGAAGCAAATAGGGGCAGCGCTGACCTCCCCTTCAACATTGATGTGAAAACACGTTCTCGCCACTACTATGATCTAATTTGCCTTCTTGATGAAAGTGAAGACAAGGTCTTGGTATTGGTTACGATACAAAACCAAGAAATTCGGCTCCATGGTTGGCTACATGCCCATCAAGCCAAACAACCACAATGGAGGAAAGAACATGTGCCTGGGAGGCCATGTTATTTCGTTCCCAAAGAAAATCTTCGCTCCATGGAGGAGCTAAAGCAATGCTTAGATGCTCAGACTTTGCCAAACACGCCCTTCGACTAGCGCTCTATCCCAAGCAAGCGGAAATCCTCGATTCATTCTTTGAAGGGGGATTCTCACAGGCGACATGGGCGCTTGGCCGCCGCAGTGGCAAAACGCTCATGGCCGCCGTTGCGTGTGTCTACATCTGCTTTGTTCTTGAAGATAAGTACAAAGCAAAAGTGAGGAAAGGGGAGAAGTGGTACGTACTTACTGTCGCAAACAGTCAAGACCAGAGTCGCATCGCCCTTAATAACATTCGCCAACTCATTCTTGACAGCCCGTTCGCACAGGAAATCTCTCGCGAAACGGCAGATCAAATTGAGATGAGCAATGGGTGTGTGTTCAAGGCTATTCCCACATCTGGCCGCGCCGCTCGTGGTCTTGCCTGTTGCGCTTGCGTGTTCGACGAGCTTGCGTTCGCAGTAGACGGCGACGCAAACTCTGGGGCTAATGGCATCTACCAAGCGCTATCTCCCGCTGTTGCGCAGTTTGGGAGCGATGGCAAAATCCTAGAGCTCTCGTCTCCATGGCTAACTGACGGCCTCTTCTACCAACACTTCAAAGAAGCAGCCTCTGGCAGGTTCCCTCATCTGCAGGCAGTCAACCTCCCAACATGGGAGATGAACCCCACCATCTCTCGCGACTTCCTTGAACTAGAGCGTCAGCGCGATCCTGATAAGTTCAACGTTGAATATGGCGCCCAGTTCTCCGCCAACCTTTCCGCTCTTATCTCCCCGGACGTCGTGGAAGCCTGTATTGACGACAAACGCAAAGCGCTCCCGCCAGAGGAGCGCTTCATTGGCACCTACGTACTATCGCTTGACCCGGCTCGCGGCGGCATTGGAAGAGATAATTACACTGCCTGTATTGTTCACTTTAACAATGGAATATTAGTTGTAGACAAGTTCCACACGTTCGTAGCAGATTTTGAAATTAACGGCAGAAAGGAAGTTAACATTAATGCCGTTGAGGATTGGATTAAGGAGCAGCACAAGCTTTACATTTTTGAAAAGATTGTGATGGACCAATACAATAGCGCCGGCACAATCCAGGCCCTCACTGGCGACTACCCCATCGAAGAACTCACTTGGACCATCTCCTCTAAAACAAAGGCATTCTCAAAGATGCGCGAATTATTTAATGCAGGACAGGTGAATATTTACAATCACGAAAAAGCTATTAGTGAAATTAAAGGGCTCACTGTTGTGTATAAGGCAGGGGGACAATGGAGTGTCACTGGCGGTAAACAGACAGGCATTGATGACCATGCTTTTGCCTTGGCCGCGGCGATTCATGCTGCCAATAAAGATGATGATGCCAGTTGGCTGGAAAACTTCTTGTAAGCCTCTAGTATGTTCAAGAATTTATTTGCATCATGAAGTGGAAGCACTGGAACTTAATCTGCAAGAAGCGCAGTTTTTGCTAGCCATCCTTGAAGGTGATCGCCAAACAGCTCTTCAACTTTTAGCTGCGGACCATTTTTATCAACCTCATCTATTGCCGCGCTTGCGCAAGGTTTATCAGATCTTGAAAAAACAACAAAAGCCTCAACAGGCGTCTTGAACTGATTTAGCCTGAAAGTGTTCAGGATGATTCAATGGACGACGAAATTCTCCATCAGGCATTCGCCAAGGTGGTAGATGCTTCTTTTGATTTCACCATGGCATTCAACACTCATGGTACAGACAGCGAAGAAGCTCATCAAGCCATGAAAGCATACGAAAAAGCCATGGCTGATTATCAGCAGGAGATGAGCCGCCCTTTCGACGTTGCAACACATTGGGGCAGTTTCTGCAGCCTCAACCCAAGCGCCCTAGAGTGCCGCATTTACGACGTGTGAACGGCGATACTGTCTGCATGCAATACATCCTCTGGGGCCGCAAACACCAAGTTTGCGTGCCCCTTAGCGAAGCACGTCGCCACCATCGATGGGTGATCGAGCAAGGTGGGACCATGTATTGGTCATGGCGCCAATAGCTGCCAAGTATTGGCAAATTTTCATTTCCAGCGAATATTACGAAATCCTGAAAAAGCGCTATAGTTCCTAGGCATTCGCGATGCCCACGAGGGGACGCCTGAGTGGTTTAGAGGATGATCAGGCATCCTCGGTTGCAATGGGGAGAGTGGAAGCTCCCCTTTGCTGTTGTCCACAGACAACGATGAAGCAAGCAGGAGGTCCGCCGCACGGACGTTATGGGGCTAATGCGCCCCGCTCCTGCCCCTGCCCTTGAAGCATTCAGTGGCGATGCACCGCTCTTGTAAAGCGGAGAGGATGGTTCAATTCCGTCCGGGGGCTTTGATACACTGAAAGAACGTTCACCCCGCAAGGGGCGCATGACGCGCTGGCACGGAACGGGGCCAGCATCATGGAGAACTTCCCATGAACCCTCTCGCTCTCATCAAGCAGCAGCTTGAGAAGGCCGCTCGCCTACGCGAAGCGCAGATGGCCAGCCTCGTTTACCGAGGCGTCGCCTACGTGCCTAAGCCTCATTGGTTCTAAAGCAATGGCCCGCTTCGGCGGGCCTTTCTTTTTCCCAGTGCCTGATCACGCCAGCCACAATAAACACATTGGTGACCATGTATGAAAATAATATTACAGTTCGCACAAAAGCAATAATATCTGCCTCTTTTTCATGCTTCCCCGCTTTCTCCCCCAGGGCAAGCGCCCAAAGCCTCCACGCCGTTTTTCTCTTGCTCATACACCCAAGCTTTTAGCTCTCTCACGTATTGCCTAATGGTATCCGCCTTTTGCAAATGCCAGGGATTGGAGTCTTTGAAATACTGAGAGTTGTGCCAATCCACTGCCTGTAGAAGGCGATGGATGATGGGATTGAGGGGCTCACGCAGCGGCGTGTTGAACGTCCGACGCTCTGACATTCGCGAAGTGCGCCTTTATACATTCATATGCTACCGGCGCGAATCCATTCACTTCAACACAGGCGTTGAAATAGAACGGGTCGGGCATTCCTTGATACATCACAGTGTGACGATGGAGATGGCCATGCACATTGCCCCAGTAGCGCTCTGAGATGAAACAATCACGATGGAGGGGAATGTGGCTGAACACCATCCCATCGCGATAATGACACCCACGAATGTCATAGAAATACTTCGCATAGTCCGCCATCTTGAAGATGTCATGATTGCCGCGAATCAATATCTTTCTTCCATTGAGACGCTCCAACACTCGCAAGCCGCTACGCGGGATGGCCACGTCTCCTAAGTGATAAACAGTATCGCCAGGATTGACGGTTTTGTTCCACCGCTCTACCATCGTCTCATGCATTTCCTCCACGGAGGAAAACGGACGCACAGGGGTGCCGTCAGTATGCACGAAAGACAGCATCTTTGAATGTCCGAAGTGGGTGTCTGACGTGATGAAGAGACTCACGATGGGAAAGAAACAATGGGAAAGCCAGGAATTGCACCTGGCTCTTCTGGGCTATTTGCCCAGCGCTGTCTTAGCCTCCCGAGTGGCTCCTCTGTTTGGGCATCATCTCTAGAGACCATATTGCTGGCGCCAGCAAAATGGTCTCCGTCTGAGAGCTAAGCCTGAGGAGCGTTCAGCCCGATGCGGCGCCCGGAAATTTCCAGACCATGCAGAGCGGGAGTGATAGACCAAGCGTGAAGCGTTTAACTTGCGCTAATCGCTTCAGAGGCTTGGCCTCTATCGCTAGTAATCTTAGCGTCCGTAGCTAGGAAGGTCAGTGTTGGCCGCCTCAAAGAAAGCGATCTGGCGTGCGCGGCGCGTTTCGACCATCTCAGGCGCCTTGCCCGTGTAGAACAGATTCTCGGACTGACGCATCCAAAAGTCCTTGTCGAGCCATTGATTCTCGCTGCGGCCAAGACGCTCAAACAACCATGCAGCAGTGGCTGCACGCAGCTTGTTCAGGCTCGCAGAATCCTCTTGATTCAGTTCCTTAGCCACCATTCCATGAATGGCAGTGTGAACACGCTCATCGCGGCTAATGTCCGCGCTAACGGTGCGCATGCCGATATCTCCGTTCTGACGGAAGAAAGGCAGCGCGACAAAGAAGATCGAGCGCTCAAGGATGGCAGCCTTATGCACGGGATGAGCAGGGTGCTCGTTCCATACCTTGAGGATGTTCACCACGTCACGCTCTGCCTTCTCATCAACGCCATGGGCGGCAGCAACATAATTCAGAGCCTGATCATGACGCTCTTCATCTTCCATGTTGGACATCAGCG